TGTTACCCTTCTTTTCCTTCCTAGTGTTAGGAAGTTTTCTTTGATAGCGTATATCTTCAAATACGTAATATCTAAGTAAGTGTATGGCTTAGCAGGTCGCTTATTTAGTTCATGAGTAATTATCTTAGTGGTGGTGAAAGTGAGGGTAGCGTTATAGCCCGGACTTTGTCTGATATGTGCTTGGGACAAAGTATCTTTAGAAGAAAGTATTCACGTGGTGTACATTCAATTGTAAGGGTTATCCACACGGTAATCTCTTTAGGCTGTCTCCTGTAAAACGGTGTCAATGAAATCAAATATATATCAATTCCAATAATTATTGGAATTCCGACGCAGCGTAGATCTGTGATTATATTAAAGAAGTAGTTGATATGGATTTTATCATAACCTACACGGATGGTGTTAAATGATAAGTCTGAGTAGTTCACACGTATTTATGAGTAGTTTAAACGACATACCAATTATAACGACTGGCGCTAGTCCTAGTGCCTATGCTTGGGGAGATTCATTAGTCTCAACTGGGCTAAATTAATTTAATTCCTAACAACTTTATTATTCCTTTCTTGTTCATTTCAGAGATTTTCTTCTAATCTGAAGTTTGGAGACCAATTGAAGAGTACTTTTACGTTGAAGGATTTATCTTAGCGTTCTTTTACTTATATAGTTTAATAAGTTTATATAGAACAATGTTTAATTTAAGACCATATAGACACCACAGGAGTGTATGGCTATAATAAGTATTGATGGTTTGTTTGACAACCATTATGATTTAAATTAAGTATTAATTACCTTACCAATAAATGTTTGTTACCACCTTACTAATTATGTGGTGTAGCATTTTATATTGGAAGAAGAGTTAAAGATCTAGAATCATAGGAACTAGATCAGCTGATTACTGGAAGTAATAAATGGAAGATCCAGATTTTGATTTTAATCAGTTTTAATATTTAATGACTAAGGACAATTTAATAGACTGTCCTCCAGGAGAGGTAGGAAAGAAAGAAATGTTTGCTTGTTTATACATGGCTATAGAGTTTGTATAAAAGAAAATGTAATATAAAGACTTGAATTTATAGATATTACAAAATGCAACACCTAAAATCATAACCAATAAAAAGTTAACTAAGGATTCAGAATTAACAGTTTATGATTTAGCAGACTATTTTTAAAGAATATTTTCTTCTTAAGTTAAAGATTTCTAGATAGAAGAGAAATTCATTTGTAAAAAGGGATCTTATTTAACATATAATTCAAATAACCATAAAGAAATATTTGATTATTTACATTAAAAGACTGGTATACACTTTTGGAGTGAACACTATGGAACCACATCAAAAGACAAAGCCGAAATATTATGTTTAAGATCCAAACGAGGTTACCACGCATACGTATAGCCATAGGTAACATAAAGGAAAGAGTAATAAAAGTAAGAAAAGAAATAAAAGATTGGAGCTAATACTCCTTCCGATAAAGGACTAGGTGGAGCACCACCTTTAACCAAAGAATAGATTAAAGACGCAGCTTAAGATGAAGTTAAATCAAGCGCGTAATAATAAAAATAAGAATAAAAATAATCTAGAACCTAGTCCGAAGAACAAAGCATAAAAACTTAAGTTAGATCAGTAGATATGACTAATCTAAGTATAGATAACATAATAGAGGAAGTTAAAGAAGAACCCTTGAATGTTAAATTAGATAAGATGAAAACAGTAGAGGTTATAAAATATTTGAAAGATAACACATCTGCTTTTATTGCATCTAGTTTTGATTTGCATCAAAAATAAACAGCTTTGTTCAGTGGAGATTATGTAGAAGATTATACAGAAAAAGAAGTAATCATCCACTCATAAAATGATACATTTAGTTTTAGAAAAGAAAACTGGTCAGTAGATTATCCACCATTTAACCATGGATAATAAATATATAAAAGAAAGATAGGAGTGTCATCTTATATATTTATTGTTGAAAACTTTGTTAAATATACAGGACCTATGTATCATAAAAGATAAAGAGTTAAAGGTATCCCTATGTAATAACTAGCTATAAATGATTCTTACTATTAGTTTAAGTAAGTGTCAGAAAACTACTATTATGATTTAGACATGTTAGATGCATTTAGATCATTAATTATAGCTAGTCCTGGATTCATGGCTTCAAACGTAGAAAATGTATTAAGTAAATACAAATTGAGGTTTTATGGATAATCATAGGAAGTGTATGGCTTAGACATATTAAGTGACATTTATGGTGAAATAAACACATTAATGATAGGATCACTATATTAAGCATACAGAGAGTCGTTGCTCCAAAAATCACAGACAGAGTCCATGGTCAAATTAACTCAAGAATCATGGATCTAATAGATAGAGGGATTAAAATTAGATCAATTTAATTATAAGACTGAATGTGATTATAACCGACTCGTTATATATATAGGAGAAGAGACCTACATATATAAGATAGAAAATCCATATATTACTCCGGAAGAATTCTTTTATTCTTAAACATTTGATAAGATGAGTATATTATTGGATACATTCCCAATTTTTTCTTAACATAACATGTTGTAATCAAGTAAGGCGGTTAAGTAAGTCATACGATACACTGAATACAGAAACGTGTATGATACATTGGGGGAAGAATTCTTTAGAGACATAAAGAATAGAGCAGCCGTAATAAGAGAAAAACCAGAAAAACCTTGGTGGGCAAACTTTATTTTATTTATACATAGAATTCTTTATAGAATCTCTTCTAAATATAGGGATAGTACAGTAGATAAACTATATCCAGTTTAACCTTAAATAGGTTGTAGATCTAATACACAAGTAAGGTGTGTACACATGGAAAAATTAAACTTTTTGAATCCACATATAAGAAATAAATTAATATTGGAAAATTTTTCACTCTACAATCTTAAAGCAGATGAGAAATAAATGGAATTTGCTACTGGATAATAGGTTTACGATTATTATTTGTAATATTGTACCTGTGATAGAAACTACCTTAAAAGGAAAATTAATAATGATATACCAGAATTCTCTAAAGATATGGTATATGCGTCATATGGTAGTTGTCCCTTAAATGCTATAGCAGCAATGTTAGGAAGACATGGTTATACTATGCTCACATACGAAGAGGAAATAGTATAAGAATTTGAAAAATTTGTATAATAAGGTAAATTTATGGATAAAATTTTTCAAGAAGTTAAAAACATGTCTTAAGAAGATAAAAGTTGGACTGCATATTATGAACATGTGAGAGCAACCAACCCTAAGAAAGCGGAAATGTATGCTTAAGGTCGTACTAGAGCGATGTAAGGAGAAAAACTTAGTTACACATATGAGTGTTTCTCTAAGACAGGGGAATGGTTTACATACAAAAATCACGAAGACTTAAAGCAAAAGTCTAATCGTCCAAGAAATATCTTCAACCCACCTACATGGATAAAAGCTATTGGAGGTCATTACAATTATATTATTTTGAAAGCTTTTAAGAAGGCTTTTCCACATTATGTCGGAAATTATAATTTGTAACAATTAGAGACCCATTTTGAAAAGGAGTTCGAAAGATTTATTAATCCTAAATCAATAGCTATAGACGGGAGTAGTCATGATTCACATTAACATGCTAGATTAATTTAAATAGTAGATAACTATCTCGTAGACATGACTTTTGATCACGTATTTGGATGTATGGATTTACCAGGGTTTTTATATGAACCTGTGTATGAAATTTTAACCGCTTTAACTGTAAAAGTAATATGTTATTAAAGAATAGGAAGTAAGAGAAGAGTACTATACAAGACTTTAATCAATGGAACAGTATTTAGTGGGCATCCATCAAGAACAACATTAGGAAATTCATTAAGAGTAATGTTGTATAATTTATTCATGTTACATAGAGCAGGTATAACTAAGTTTTCATTGTCCGTGGGTGGAGATGATACTTTTATATTGATTGAAAAGACTGATTTAGACAAATTTAGAGCTTAATTCAAAATATGTTACTCGCCTCAACCTACTGGTTAGTATGGGTTAGGGTAATGCGCAAGGTTCATGTAAGTTTTACCAGATTATACTATTGACTTTTTGAGTAGAATAGGATTATATAAGGCAGGTAAAGTTTATATGTACCGAAACATTAATAGAGTTATATTCAATTAATTATGGAGTGATTCGAAAGCTAATGAACAAGACATATACAATGCATAAATGTATGGGTTATTAGCCGTAGGTAGAACACAATATAACTTTGATTTATCTAGAAAATATACAAGAGTAACTTTGTCTAAAAATATACTTTATCAGGTAAAGAATATTTTAGGTTATTAGTATCAAACAACTGACAGTGTATTAGAACACTACTTAAATTCATTATTGTCAGCCTCCGTAGACCTGTATGGCGACGATTTATATAATGATTTAATTGTAAAAGTAGGAGATTCAAAGGGTGTTAATAAAGATTACTATTAGGACATAAAATTAGCTATTTAATGTACTGATAATGATATAAATTAAACCTTGGAGCATGCAGGAATGAAAAAGTTTATAGGATCTAGACAATAGAACTCTACTTTTTCCTATACAGTTAGCCTAACTAGTGCTGTATAGTAAGTCAGTTAATAAAACTAATAAAAGACCGGGAAGACAATCGGCTAACAAATCAGTCTCTAGTTTGAGGTAATCAAGCAATATAAGAAGTTACTAACAATCTCATATGTTAGCGTAACCTGTGTAGGAGGTAGTACCTTTCCTAAAGAAAGTTAATAGATTAAGATAGGTACACGATGACAAAGTGGTTGATTCAACCACATAGTTCATAGGGGTCAACGACAAGTAATCCAGAAAGAAGTTGTCCCTTAAATCCGCTACATTTAATTCTTAAGAAAAGAAAGAACTAAATAAACTAAAGAATTAAGTAGCGTAGATTTAGAATTAACGTGCTAAAGCACCAAAGAGCAAAAATGTAAGTTAAACCGTATAAAATTTAAGAGGATCAAGATCTAAATATTTGAATTAAATATAATACAATCAGAAAGACAGAATCACTAAGTATTATAAATCAGTTCTAGCACCGTTTTCCACGGAGGTGTCTAGAGGTCCCTCAGATTTTTATATGCCTACTTCAATATTAGATTATAAATATACATTCGATGTAACATTTGGAAATACTGCAGGAGTATGTGTGTTATATCCCCATTTTATGATAGGTTAATAATCAACTAATTCACCATGTTGGTTAAATACATAAGCCTATGCAAACTTAAATGGAGGACAATTCTTGGGAAATGCAGGTATTAATGTAGTATAAAGTCCATTGTTTGGGCATTGGTCAGCATAAGCGGGAACAACTAACGCTAATGCTAGATGGATGTCAGCTAGGGTAGTACGTTGTGGAATGCGTATTATACCTTAATCTAATATTTAAACAAAATAAGGAACATTAACTATTGGGATGGTACCAGGGAAGACAGAATCAGTTGGAAATTCTTCTAATTCTTTACCATCAGTTTAATAATTAAGATAATATCCAACATCATACGAAGTAGGGTTAGCAACTTTAGGACCAACAGGAACTGATTACATTTGGTTACCTTTAGATCCATAAGATTTGATATTTTCGTAAGGAACCGTTAGTGATTCGGATGAATCTAATAATGTATTTAGATCTCCAATTATCGCTTTATTTACGGGATTATCTGTTAATGATTCATACCATATATAAGTTACTATAGCGTATGAGTATGTTCCAATTCCTTCTTTTGAGTCATGGGCACCTATATAGCCATCAGGTATAGATACCACTGTGACCAGAAACTTAAACAAAATTATCTAGAACGATTTACCTGATGCGGTAAACGGTTCTTTAGGAGATAAGATGTTTAATGTAGGTAGACAAGCAGTAGGACAGCTTGTCGGTAAGTATAACCCAGTAATGGGGACAGTATATGATATGTTGACCGGTTGAGCGTGACATATGAAAAATTTTATTTATTTACTTTATTTATATATATATATACTGTTATACTTACTTAAGGAGTCCGACCCTTTTGTTGCCGTGGGAAACGGCTAAAAAATCCCAAACCCCCGTAGTATTAGCTTAAGAGGAAA